AGGGCTGATGTCTGGGAAAGTAGCCATTAGCGTGACAGAAGGCCCCCAGGTCGTTGTTGCTTGATTAACTCAGCTTGCACAGCAGCGCCAATAGCCTTGCCAAGCTGGTTTGCTGACGGCGAATCACCTTGCGCAGCAGTGCCCTTGGCATCGACGTTGACAACCACGTTACCCACGCCACCACCTGAAGCCTCAACCCCAAGCTTGCCGTTTGATCCACGGCGCAGCGGCATGATCGCTTCAGGGCCAGCCTCACCCATCAGCCCGGCACCGTTCGCCATTGGGAACAGCGTCGGCTTGTTGACAATGCCGCCCATGGCGTAAGGCACGATCTTGTTTTTTGCGATGACGTTGCCCTTAGCGCTTCCGGTGACCTTGGCAACCTTGCCGAGCCCTGGGAAGACCCCTTCAAGCGCTTGGAAGAAAGCAGCACGAGCAAAAATCCGTGCCAAGTCCTGCAGCACTGAGTTGGCAAAATCTCGGAAGCTTGCCTTGCCTGTTGCGACGAAGTCTGCAAATGTGTTCGCAAACTTGTCTATGGCTTGCACTCCAAACTCGCCGAGCCTTTCATTCAAATTAGTGGCTTCTTTAACGAGGTCTTTTAGTCCCTGCACAAAGCCCTTTGTCTTCTTCTCCTCTGGGTCGCTCAGTGCAGCAACAGCTTCTTCAAGCTTTTTCTTCAAGTCTTCTGCACTAATTACACCTTCCTTGATGAGAATGTTGTACTTCAACATCAACTCATTGACCCTGATCTGATTTAGCTCCTGCTGCAGTTGCTCGTCGTTTAACAGCCCTTGCTCGCCCTTGGCCTTGGCTAATAGCTCATTCAATTCAAGCTTTGCCTTGGCAACATTATTGGCAGTCCTAAGCTCTTCTTGCTGAAGCCTGTTCAGCTGATTGGCTTCTTTTTGAGCAATCCTTGCAAGCTCAACAGACTTCTTGTTAGGAGGCAGTTTCTCAGCAGCGACCCTGGCAAGTTCTGCTTCTTTTGCAATAGCCTCCTTCGTAAGTTCAATTCCGCGAGTGCGATTTTGAATTGACTTGATTTGCGCAGCGGCTTGAGCTGCTGTGATGTCCTTGATTGTCTCAGCGGTGCCGCCACCAGTGTCGCCTCCTGTCAAGTCAGGCTTGTCTCCAAGGCTGGTGCCAAAGCTAGTGGGATCAAATTGAGCAAAAGCCTTATCAAGCTTCGAGAGAGCAGAGGCAATGCGCTCGTCCCTAGGCGCAGCTGCCATACCAGCTTCTTCCAAGATCCTGGCTTGCGACCGACTTTCAATTTCATCTGCAGCCGCCAAGGAAAGGCCAGCCCTGCCAGGAGCGGTGATGCCTTGCTCTTGTTTGTATCTTTCTAGTTCTTCAAGTCGAATGTCGCCTGCTCGACCAAAGGCTCCTCCTAGCTTCCTCTCTGCCTGACCCAGCTTCACCCTTTTGCCAACTTCATTGATTACCGCGAGTATTGTGTTAACAAAAGGCATCACAATATTCTGCGCAAATATTTTTAGTGCATTTCCAAGGAAGGCGAAAAGTCCGCCAAATGCCTCTTTTACAACACTAACAATGTCTGTTATGACTCCTTTAACGTCTTGAGCAAATACGGCAACATTTGCGGCAACTTTTTTGAAGTTTTCCTTGTTTTTAACTGCAAAGTTGACCAAGTTTGTGACATAGTCTTGAAAACCTGCCCCAACCTTTTGGAAAAATCCGCCGTACTCTAGTTTCGCAAGACTGAGCGCCAACTGTAACCTTTGGCCTGCCTTCTCAGGTGAGCTTCCAAGAGTCTCGGCAGTTTTTTCATACCGCGAGAACAAAGTTCGAGTGAACTCCACAAAGTTCTCTGTGCTCACCTCACCCTTGCGCAGCATCTCATCAAGGTCGCGAGAAGATACCCCAATCGATTGAGCGAAAGTAGTGAAAGCGCCTGGCAATCTCTCACCAATTTGACCTCTCAACTCTTCAGCTTGAACCTTGCCCTTGCTGAACACCTGCGAGGCTGCAAGCAATGCACCACTAAGTTTTTCAGAGTTACCGCCAGTTGCCAAAATCGCAGCTGCAAAACCTTTGAAGACATCAGTGGCCTCATCAGTGCCAAAGCCGGCTCCAACAACAGCGGCCTTTAGTCTTGTGAATTCACCAATGGCCTTGTCAACAGGAAATAAAAATTCCTTGGAAATATCAAGAACATTTTGAAAGCTTTTTGTGTAATCTTCAGCGCTTGTGCTGACGCCAGCCAGCGCAATCTTCATCGAGTTGATCTCACCAACAGTTTCCGCAACTCCGCCGAGCGACTGTCTAATCATTCCAATCTGACCGCCAATTGCAGCGCCAGCGAATGCACCGCCAACTCCAAATGGAGCGCCCAGGAGGCCGCCGATGGCACCTTCTGGGCCGCCAAAAATTCCGCCAGAAATGACAGCACCAGCCGTTTGAGTAGCCCTTAAAGCTGCACCACCACCGCCTTGGCGACGAGCTTGAGTCTTACCTAGCTGCTTCTCAAATTTAGAAATATCAGCTGTTAACTGCTTGAACTCCCTGCTGTTAATATCTGCTTCTCGACGCAAAGCCCTCAGCGCAGTTACCTGGGATTCAATGGTGCTAATACTTTTGTTGCCAGATGATGCGAAAGTATTTATCTCTCTTCGCAGCTTTTGTATCGCAGGCTTTGTGTTGCCCGTGATTACTTGGTCAAGACCTTTAAATGAAGCCCTGATTTTGTCAAGGACCTGTTGAGTGCCGGACTCCTTGAAGTCAAGCTTGATGGAAAGCGTTTCAATTGGCTTTGCCATCAGAGCGTTTCCTCAGTTCGGTAAGGGCCGATGCCTCCATGATCTGAAGGCGTTCGAGCACGTCGCGGCGATCTTCCACATTGTAGAGGTCACACAAGCCTCCGGAACCCAGCAACACCTCGTATTTCAGCCCTACATATCCACTCATAGATACCTGCCATTGCGTCTGCATGCGCAGGAACATCATCACTGCTTCCCAGTTCTCGTCCCAAACCTCAAAGTCCTCAGACTCTTCCTGCTTAGGCTCTGGCAGTTTTATGCCAAAAGCTGCTGCATCATCTTGGGTTTTGTCCTCAACGATCTTGCCGCCAGACGCCCAATGAACAGCAGCCTCCCTTAGTTTCCCGCCTCACCTTCTGCATAGGTGTTGGTGTAAGCCGACAGCACGGCCTTCAGCCAATCCACGTCATCGGCAAACAACTCAAGCTCCTTAGAGGAGAAAGGCACCGCATTGCCATCCTCATCCTCAATGCCTTCCCATCCCACAAGAACTTTTTTGAGCAACGGCAATCCAGAGTCATCACCCATCTGCTCAATCTCTGAAAGCTTTACACGCTTAAACAGAGCAACAAACTCAAAAGTGTCGAACTCACCAGCACGATCAGCGCTTGGCTCTTTGACCTTCACAGGCCACTTGAAGGTTTTAACCTTCTTGCGTACAAAAGCCATTAGATAAGGAGATAAGCCGGCTCAGCATACACAAAAAAAGGGAGCCCGCAAAGGCTCCCTCTTGATGCAGCTCTTCTAAAGCTTAGGTGTAGACAAGATCAAATTCAGCGTTGGCTGCAGAGTCCGGCACGCAGGTGTACGGGATCTCCAGCATGGCAATGCCATCGGAATCGCCGTAAGCAACGTCTCCAATATCCACCTTGCTGGAGGTGAATTGAACGATGTTGCCAGCGGTGGTGCCGTGCGTGAACTGCAGGTTGCCCAGAGCAGCATCGTCATCAACAGCTGATGCGAAATAGTCCTTGGTTGCCATCGTCACTGCCTCGATAGAAACAGAGCCGTTGGCCGCACGATCAGTGATCAGAACCTCTTTGGAACCGCCAACCAACTCCCGGTAAACAGTGGTGTTACCAAGGTCAAACGAGAAGCTCTGAAGAGCACCTGCGTAAGACAGCAACTGGAAGCCAGTCACATTGTCGTTTTTGAACACCAGAGGATCATCCTGATTCGCATAAGTAGGCGTCAGGATTGCACTGTCGTCAGGAGCGACGTAGATGCCGGTGAAGCTGAAATCCAAAGTGGGGATTTCTCCGACATT